GCACTGGCAGACTTTCTACACTCAAATTCTTTAACAAGATAGTTTACCTCCTTTTGTGATTGCTTGCGGAACTTACGATACTCTGCATCAGGTGTACTGTAAACAAAAGATTCTACATTACCTTTATGCTCTGGTACATTCTTGGATACAAAATCTTTAAGATGTTGAGCACTTTCTACAAACTCTTTTCTACCAGAATCGATCCAGTCATGTACTTCAGTCCAATCAATAACTACATCATCTATCTTAAGGTTTTTAGGCAACTCAACATAAGAAATTGCACGACTGTTATAATTGTTTGCATTTAATTTCTTGGTTTTCTCATCAAATGATTTCTGTGTACGTGATTGCTCTGAATTGTGATCACCACCTCTACTAGATCCTTCTGTAGCACCTTCACCTTCACCTTCTTCCTCATCATCACCACTTCCATCAGAAGAAGTTTCAGTTTCTTCAGTTTCTGGTGTTGGTTCTGACTGCTGATTCTCTAACTCACCAGTTCCTTCTTTAGATGAATTGTTAGGTAGAGATTCTTTTGCAGCATTCTCTTCCATCTGCTTCTGATAAGCATATACTTCCTTTGCAATCTCAATAACTTCTTCAAATGTTTCTGCAGATTCTGCTTTAAGAACAAAGACCATTTCTTCTGCTGTAAATGGAATCATAGCAGTAGCACCAACCTTAGCATTAAGATTGATACGGTCAATCAAAAGGAAAGTTCTTAAATTCTCACCACCAATCTCAAAGAAATCTCTATCATCAAGCTCTGCATACCCTTTAGAAAAAGTCTTGGTGAGACCAGGATACTTACGCTTCATCAATTTCTCGATGCGTACATCCTCAATCACATTGATGTAATCTTTAGGGCAGTCTGCATCTTGTGTCCAATCGTAGTTGGGTGTATACAATGCATGTCCTACCTCATGACCTACTAGAAGATCATACACAGTGTTTGTAGCGAAGTCCCACTGTGGTAGTTCTAGTACTCTTCTCTGTACATCGAATGATGCTGTTGTGCAAAATGTGTTGTGCTCTACTATAAGGTTCTCAGTAGCAAGCAATCTTGCAAGGTTTCCTTTAATTTCGTGCTGTAGAGTCATGCTGTTCTTGTCTTATGTACCTATATTACATCATATAAGGTACAGTTCAACCAACAGTGTCCACTTTCTAAACCGTCACATTACCAGCAATGGTGATCCTGTTCTCATCTGTACTATGGAATGGATTAACCCCATGATGGATCCTAGAAGGGAATAGTATGATAGCACCTTCTGCTCCCTTGTCAACAGCCACGTTCTGTACATATACACCACCATAATGAGTAGGGTGTATAAAGTATGGACATCCTGGAAAAGATTCTTTAGAAGTATTTCTATGGAAAGGAAGACTTCTTTCTTCTTCTAAAGTAAATGGTATCTTATGAAAGATAATATAACTATAGATCCCATAATGATTATGTGGTGGATTATATAGGTTCTTTGAAGTGATATTAACCCAAGGATCATCCATCTTTAGATTCTCAAAACCTATATGTGGATGCATAACCTTGGCCATCTCAATCTCATACTCATCAGTATAGTCCTTATACTGAACCCTATAAGCATTAGCAAGACCTACGATATATGGTCTCAGTAAACTAGAAGCTTCTGGTATATTAAAACAATCATCCTGTACACCAGCAGTAGCAGCTTGTTTGCTCCTATCAGAATTGTTGATAATATCATCTAATTCTTTTCTGTGTTCAGGAGACATAAAGGTTTGTACATAACCAGAACAGAAGAATGGTTGAAACTCAATATTCATTTATCATGCTATAGTTTTTAGGTTTCTCAACTGTTATAGTTCTTTGGAACTTATCAGTCATAGATTCTTTATGAGATATCACAAATACATTAGTGCTATCATCGAAATTACGTAAGATCCAACCAAGATCAGAAGAACCAGATTGATCAAGCGAGCCGTCAAAGATTTCATCGAGTATAAGAAGATTAGTGTCTACGCTATTCTTAAGCTTAGCAACGCTACGCCAAGTAAGCAAGAGTGCTATATCAATACGAGCTTTTTCTCCCTCACTAAAGGACTCATAAGAAAACACATCTCTATATCTAGACTTAATTGTTTCCTCAAAGTTCTCATCTAAAGTAAAGTTAACATAAAAATCCATACCTTGAAGATACTGATTAATAAGTTTATTCATTGTTGGGAGATAAGTCTTAATGATTCTAGTCTTAATACCACTATCCTTTAGCAACTGACCAGCAACATGTAACGTATCTTTATCTTTCTTTGTAGAAGCTATAGATTGTTTGGTAGTATTACTAGTGTCTATAAGAGATTTAAGTTTCTCAAACTCTGCTTTCTTATTTGCTGAATCCTTACTTAGATCATCTATCTCAGTTTCAATATCCTTAATAGTATTTCTTATAGTATTGATCTGGAAATTAAACTGACTAATCTTTGAATTGATATCAATAACCTTACCACTAAGTTCAGTGAATTTAGTTTCTCTATTTTCCTCATCTTTAATAGCAGTTTCTAGTTCCTTAAACCCACCCTCAAGTTCACCTATCTCAGTATTACCTTCTTCTATCTTTACTGCTCTAAATTCTTCAGATAGATCTTGGGTGCATACAGGACAAACCTCATTCTCTTGAAAAAACTTATGCTCCTTATGACAATTCTTAATCTTCTGTGATACCTTTGTTCTAAATGAATAAAGTTTTTTTAACTTCTTAGATACATCTGATAGTTCTTGCAGTTCTAATTGTAACCTAGCAGCTTCTATATTCTGAACTTCTATTGCATCCATAGAAACTTTCTCATCTGAATTAAGTTCCTCTATCTTTTCTTTCTTTCTATCAATTTCACTCTGCGTCTTCTTCTCAATCTCATACATATAATTCTTTTGCAGTTCAATCCTTTGTCTCTGTATTTCAAACTGACCTTCTAAGCTTAACAACTCCTCTTTATTTTCTCTAACCTTAACACGCAGAACATCATTCATAACAGAGAAGATTTGGATGTCTAAGATATCCTCAATGATCTCTCTACGTTGTGCACCAGGTAATCGCATGAAAGGAACAAACGTAGATGATCCAAGTATCACAACCTGTGTGAATGACTTGTACGACATTCGTAGTATGTTCTGTTCTAGATTCTTCTGTTGATCTACTGCCTTTGCATCTTGATCTAAAGGTTGACCATTCAAATAGATTATAAACTTGTTAGGTTTGATACCACGTATAACTGTATACTTACTCTTACCAATATTAAACTCTACCTCGGCAATACAATCCTTCTCATTGATACTATTAACCAATGCAGACTTACTAATCTTACGGAATCCTCTTCCAAACAAAGCAAAGGTCAACGCATCTAGGATGGTTGACTTACCTGCACCGTTATGTCCAACGATAAGATTAGTTTTAGCTTTAGTTAAATCAATTTCAGAATAGGTATTTCCAGTACTAAGGAAATTCTTCCAACGAACCTTTTCAAATATAATCATAAAATACGTGGTGGAATAATCAAATCATCTTTAGAGTAGACAACATAATTTGTTTCTTGATGGTCACAAGCTTTCATTATAGCATTTCCTTCAACTTCTTGCACGTCAAGTTCAGGAGTTGATGGGTCATTTAACTCATCTACAAGATAAACATATCTCTCAGCATCTTCCTCTGCCTCAAACATAGGCACAACCTGCTCATCATCAGGTCCAGTCACAGAGAAGACCTGTTGTGGTTGTCCAGCTAGAGTGAGGATAAACATATTCATACTACCTCGCATGACTCTATGTATAGAGATTGCATCAGTTTCTTTAGATCGGTTTTGTCTACCGCTATGTCTGCTTCATCAATATATTCATTAAGGAGAGTTAAAGTATCCTTAACATTGATCTCAACATCTTCATCAAGATCTGTATCCACAAGTGTTTCTACGATCTTAACATCATGAACTCCTGTCTGATATAGCTTATCTAAAACAGAATCAAACTGTGAGTAATTAGTCTTCTCCTCTACTATCAATTTTATAAACTGATCAGCATACCTTTCAGTATCAAACTCACTATAATCATGCTCAACATCATTATAGTATATCTTACTGAAGATCTCATATGGGTTCTTAATGAACCTCAACCTATCAGTCTCTGTATCATAGATATGAAATCCTCTCTGATCCTTATAATCATTCCAGAACATTTGATATGGGTTACCTAAGTACTGGACATTATTCCTCTTAGATCTATGATGAAAATGACCTGACCATACACGATTGAATCTACTAAACTCTTTAATGCTTCTACCACCATCGAAATGCATACCAGGTGTTACTTCAAATCCATCTATCTCTAGATGACCACAACATATATCAGCATTACTATTGTTTATAAACCATTCAGATCTTTCTACATTAGAAGTATTAATCCACGGCAACAATAAAAAATGCTTACCTCCAAATGAACACTCATGTGGTTCACTATAGATCTTAATATTCTCGTACTGTTCTAACAACAACTCAGGGGAATTGATATGACTACTGTTCTTATAGTATGTCGTATGATTCCCTAGAATCATGTGTACATCATATGCTCTAAGTCTGTCGAAATAGTTAGTCTTAATCCTTGCAAGAGTATTAAAATCCAAAGACTTTCTGTTATCAAATGTATCACCCAAATCAAGGATGGTAGTGATGCCCTCTCGTTCAAGAGTAGGGAAAAATATCTCATCATAAAATCGTTGGAAAAAATTCCAGAATGGTAATGAACCCTTGCGACCATCTAGGTGCTGGTCTGTAATGATAGCAAGCTTCATTTTTTGGTAGTGTTACTACGTGTTCTGTTTATAATACTAATGAACTTATCACCAGCAAAGTGCCCACCAAGACACACATCAATCTCATCTCCATCTAACCAGTTCATATCACCGTTCATTTTAGTATGGAGCATTGCTTCTTGAATTTTGTCTATAACGTCTTGTGTTAATTTCATATACTGCTCTGGTGTCTGGATATAGTTGTCTTAGTTTTTGTACTACTGCTAGTTGTACTTCAAGAAGTTCCATAGGGTTGGATTATAATACGATTGTTTTTATAGTCTGCTTTGAACTCTAAAGCTACCTCATGATCCCACATTAACTCTTCATATAATGCATTGAGACGATCCATATCTTCCCAGAGATCATTCAGATGTGGAGGCAAATGTTCTTCTTCCATTAGCGGTTCATTTTTATTTCTATGTTTTCTTTAATACTGTTCATATCAGATTTAGATGCATTCATACCATGAATTCCAGAATCATCTACATGCATTACTGTAGCAGAATCAGAATGGTCTAGTATCTTTTGCTTGATCTCTAGTTGCTTCTTCTCTTTTTGAATACGTCTCAAGAAAGCATAGTATATGATCTGAGTAAAGTAAGCGAAAGGATTAGAAGATTTTTCAGGATCAAAGTTATCTATGTACTGTAGACAGTTCTCTATACCATCACATATCATGTCTTCCCTGAATGGGTAGTTCACGAAATTTGGTTTGTATGAGAGATGGGTTGCTATCTTTAGAAAGCACTCTCCTATGTAGTTAGGTACTCTTGGTTTATCTTTTTCATGTTCTCTAGCATAGATGACCCTCTCTCTATAGACAGTCATTGCTTCTAAGAGTTCCTTATTGTTTACATAGTACTCAGTTTTTGCTCTCTTAGCCATATCTTTCTAAATCCTGTAAGAAGTATAGCATACCTATTTACAAAAAGCAATGTTTAAGATTCGTAACAATGCTTGACGGCGATCCATAAACCCAGTACAATTCACCTTGTGGTGGTTCAAAGGAATGCTAGCTAGTTTTAAAGATCTTCTCTAGTAACTTTCTAGCTTCGGGAACGGATCCTACATATCCAGGAATTATTTTATTTGGATCCACTGGAGCTTTACCTTCATTTATATGTCTATTGAGATGCTTTGCTTTCTTATCATCAGAGACACATTTCAAATAGAAAGCTTTAATCTTCTCATCACACTCAGTCATAGTTAATATATGTTTTTTGGGAATAAAAAACGAGTCATCAAAAGTTGAGTGCATCCACTCAGTAAGACCAAAACCTTGAACCTGAAGCTTCTTATGTTTATGTCTTACCATCTCTACTTTCATAGGCTCAAAAATCAGGACGACCTCATCTTCAGGACAATTAGATATCCTACAGATGATCTCTTCCCCAGAGACAAACTTAATAGTAGCAAAGAATTCGTCTTCCATTATTGTAGATTTATTCTGATGACTTCATATTTAAAGTTCTCCCCTTTATAGATGTTAACTCTTTCGTCTAGATGTTTAAGTGTGTAGTTCCTACCACCTATATCATCTGCAATATCATATAAGGTTGCTAGTTCTTTACCTTCCCCCTTCCTAAGTACTCGACCAATGGATTGTAGATTTCTAATACGTGATTTACTGGGAGATGCGAAGATGATATTATGAAGCCGCTTAATATTAATCCCAGTACTAAAAGTACCGTATGACGCAATGATAACTGCATTGTCTTCAAGCTCCGTGATCTGTCTTACCTCCTCACGATCCTGAACATCAGTACCGCCGTGAACAAAAAATAGCTTCCTATCAGAATCTATAGAATTATTTATCAATTCATGTAACGGTTCTCCATGCTTCTCGATATAATTATATAAGACAAGCGTGTTACCATCTAGGTCTCTTACCAAATTCTTGATGAGGTTATTACGACCTTTGTGACTGACCAAGTAATCAATCTCATCTTGGTATGTCTCGAAACCCTGAGCTGGGTGTTTACAAAACAGGATTTTGATCCTAAACTTAGAAAGGTATCCAGACTTGATCAGATCATCTGTCTTGGTTACTTGCTCACATGAACCAAAGAGTCCTTCCAGTACCCACTTGTGGGTCTGAGTACCATCCAAGGTTCCAGTGAAACCAAACCTATACTTGGCGTTATGGAGTTTGGTCATTATACTTGTTAATGACTTGGCTTTAAATAGATGAGCCTCATCTCCAATAACACAGTCTATATCATCAAAGTACCTCTTAGGAAACTTATGAATCGATTGCCAAGTTGATATAATAACATCTTTATTCGTATTCTTATCCTTACCACTGTAAATCTTATGAACATGAGACTCAGCATCCCAACCATATTCAATAAAGTCGTTGACCATCTGCTCAACCAGACTAGTAGTGGGAACGATGATCAGCGTTTTCTTGCTGGAAGCGGTGTAGTATCTGACGAGGGAGTAGATCATAAGAGATTTACCCGAACCAGTAGGAGATAAGAAAAGCTTTCTATTATGTTTAAGAGCCTCGTACACTGCCTTGTATTGGTAGGGACGGGGTTTTATTTTGGATATTTTATCCATGAAATGTTTAACACCAGGTGGTGAAACAAAATCATTTACCTCTCTGACTTTACCGTATGTCTCGTTACCTAGGTGTTGAATATTATACTGATGCTCTCCAGCCCATTCTTCTAATTGATCTAGTAGACCATGATATAGTTCTCCTGTAGCAGGTGAATACAAATGGATCATACCATCCCAGTACTTATATCTGGGATTTCTTTTTAGGAACTTTGCTTCTGGTACTTCAAATGAAAAGTAATCTGCAAGCTCATGATGGACATGCTGATCCCCATGAACCTTTATGAATACCTCATTCTTTTTTTGCACCAATATACTAGTCATCAATCAGTACCGTTAATGAACTTTTCCCATTCGATTGCTGACTTGATCTGGAAACCTCTATTAGATACTTGCTTCATTACACAGTCAAGAAAATAGAGCATCTGCTCAATATACTTCACCTTAGCTTCGACATTGATAATATCACTGTCTGCTTCGATATAAGTTTTCATTTTATCTTGAGTAGATATCCTACCACCAAAAGGTTTCTCGGCATATGTTTTAGCATCTGCCTCTCCACCGTAGTATTCTTTTTTCTCCTTGACTAATTTACGAACCTCAAACTCTAAAGACGTTTTGATCTGTTGTAAGTCAATGTAATGGTTTAAATATTTATTGTGCTGAAAAGGGATCTCTAATGCTAACTTCCCTAAGTCAGTACTGTAAGCTTTATCTTTGAATTGAAAGTCTACTTCACTATCGACTTCCCATTCAGATCTAATTGTATCAAAGCGATTACGAAGAGTTTCAAAGTTCATTTAATGAAGAATCAGTTATAGTATAAGAATGATACTTAAATACTGCTTGTGCAGTTAAGTATTGTTGATCACTTAATGTAGCATCGAAGTTAAGACCAGAGACACTTATAGGAAAGAGTCCTGTAAAATTAACTACGAAGTTTGTAGCATAGTTTGAGGTAGTAACTATAAGTTGACCTCTACTGTACTGTGGTTCTGCTGGTACATTCTCTGGTTTAGAACCATCGTTACCATTTGATTTCATCCACTTCTGTACTGAGAGAAGGTTAGTAAGTGCTTCATCAACAATGAAGGTTACTTGGAAATCACCAAAGGTAACTCCACCACCAGGTACTAT